TATTATTTAAGCAACAGTAGAAAAAATAAGATAATAATATTTACAAAAGATTTTAAATCGTATATATTAAATGTAATGTCATTAACTTATGAAATTATTGGTAATATAAAATATGGAAAATTATTATTATCATCTCCAATAGATATGAACCTTCCACTGAGCAATATTAAAATGATGTCATATTTTAATCATGTTAGACTGGATGATGACACTTTGCAATTGAATTATGAGTCAACACAGGTGGCACAGGTAGATATAACAACAAAGGAGGTTGATGATGCATGAGTTATGATGATATAGAAAATTCTGTAAGTAGTGGTGAGCCTATAGAGTTATATAAATTTACTTACAACAGCCAAGACTATACCTATACGAGCTCATTAAGAAGCCAATCAGTTGTTATAGATGGTAGCCAAATGACGTTTTATCAAGAATATATAAAAAGGGATTCAAGTTTAAAGTTGGGTTCTCAGGATAATAGTGTTGAGACAACAAAAATATATGTAAAGAGAACCAACAGTATAGCTTTACTATATCAAGGGGCACCGCCAGAAGAAGGAACGGTATCAGTAACAATATATAGGTATCATAAAGACGATAATGAAGATATAAAAATATTAGCAAGAGGAATAGTTAGTCAAGTATCATTTAGTGGTAGTGAAGCAACCTTAACTATAACCATAGAAAATCTTCTAAATAGAAATATACCAAAAGGAACATTTAGTTATTATTGTCAGAATACAATATATGATAACAAATGTGAATTACTTGAGGGTGATTATGCATTAACTTGTTATGTTGATGAAGGATTTGTAGGGCTAACTATATATTCGACAAATTTAAGAGAAAAACCAAGCGGATATTTTACTGACGGGTATATTAAAATGGGTGGTAGCTATAGGGCTATTACTTTACATGAAGATAATCATATAACAATAAAATATCCTATAGCTGAATCTGACAAACAAGGAAGTTTTACAGTATATCCGGGGTGTAATGGGCTATTTTTAACTTGTCATAGTAAATTTAATAATACTGATAATTTTACAGGAGTGAGTTATTGCAAGCCTATGGATCCTGTCAAGAACAGAACAGGTGTTGGGGCATACTGGATTGATTCAGCTGTGATTACGCGTAACACTTCGGGCTTTGTCAACACATAATAAACAACGTAGAAAGCATGGAAAGCATTGACAATCCATGCTTTTTATGTTATAATAGATATAAGGCGGTGAACAAATGGCATTTAAAATGACAGCATTTGATGGCTGGTTAGCTTCGACGGCATTATTATGGTTATTTAATCGTAATAAGAGTAGTTCGTCTGCTCAGGAATCAAGTTTATTAAATGAAAATAATACAACAAAAATAGGTTCTGCTATTCCAGTGTGTATTGGAAGGTGTATGGTAAAAGAACCTTTAGTATCATATTTTGGGGATTTTAGGGCTGATGCTTATACAGAAGAATATGGTATGCATACAGGTATAGATTGGCGAAACATTATACCGATGATATTGTTAGGAATAATAGCGGTGGCCAGTTCCCCAGACACCGTAGTTACTAATACTGGTGGTGGTAAAACTGTAGACTCTGGGCCAAAAAGAGCAATGATGCTAAATGTGGTGGTACAAGTGTTATTGTGGATACTAACACAGTTATTTATGAATCATATGGGAAAGACAACCATACAAAAGGGATTTAAGTATTATCTAGGTTGGCAAATGATTATTTGTTGGTCTAGTCCAAATATAGGAATAAAAAAGATATGGATGAATGTTTATGATTCTAATATCGAAGAATCTACACAACAAGGCATATGGACTGATAATAAAGCTACATTAAAAGATAATCCAGCAGGTATTATAGCTCATATTGATAATGAAAATATGTTTGGTGGGGTTGATGAGAATGGTGGGTTTGTTGGGGACATAGATATATACTTTGGCGGTCAAGGAAACACACATAATCCTTGGATGGTAAGTCAAATGTCCCTAGATACTGTACAAGAAGAAGTAAGAGGATTAACACCCCTATATAAACCATTTTTAACAGCAGTAGTACCACAAGCATATATAGGAAAACAATCAAATATTCCTAGTATGTGGTTTGAAATAGTTAATTACCCTACAAATTTAGCAGAAAAATATAAAGACCAATTACCAATTGATTATATTGCAGAAAAGAATGAATTACAGGATAAAATAACTGCTATAGAAAATATACCATTAGAAACAAGAACAGCAATACAGAATACTAACTTAGCATCTTATAAATCACAAATGACAGCCCTTGAAACAAGAGGGGCATTACACTTAGGAAAACTTGGAGAAGATGCTAACCCAGCCGAAGCAATATTTGAAATATGTATAAATGAGGACTGGGGCTGTGATATTGACGAAGATAAAATAGACATTGATTCTTTATATGAATTAGGTAAAACTTGTGAAAAAGAAGATATGGGAGTATCTTTACAAATATCTCAAGTAACCCCTGCAAGAACAGTAATAGGGACTATATTGAGTCACATAAATGGACTATGTTACGATGATGCTAAGACAGGAAAACTAAAGTTTAAGTTAATAAGAAATGACTATGACGAAACTAAACTATTAACTTTAACCACTACAAATTGTGCAAGCTGTGAGTTTAGTAGACTTGATTGGTCAGAAACAGCAAGTAGTGTTACTGCTTCATTTACCAACGCAACAGATAATTATGAGACAAGTACAATTCCTTATAGTGATTTAGCCAATGTAAAGATAACTAAAACAAATACTGATAAACAAATAGATGCTAGTTATTTTACTACATCAGCAAATGCAAAAACATATGCACAAAATGAATTGTTGACAGCAGGGTATCCATTGGCGGCGGCAAGCATAAAAGCGAATAGACAAGCACATGATTTATCTATAGGAGACCCATTCATTTTAAAGTGGCAACCGTACGGGATAACAAAAACAATAATGCGTGTAACAGATATAGATTACGCAGGACTTGAAGATGGAACTATCAGTATAGAAGCTATAGAAGATGTATTTAGTTTTGATAAAACAGTATATACATTTAGTAACGGCACAGAATGGACAACTGTTGACCACCTTCCTGAACAAATCATATATAGAAAATTCATGGAAACGCCATATGAAATGAATATGACTTTAGATACTTATGTTTATGCTATAGCAATAAATCCATCAGTATATTCAGTATATTGGGACGTGTGGCGTAATAAAAATAGTAATTATTATATAAGTGCTAAATCATCAGAGTGGACAGCAGGAGCTAAATTAGTATATGGAACAGAAGAGAACTATATATCTAATGACACTATAGAGGTAAAAGAACTTGGTTCATTAGCTAGATTTGATGAAAAGATAGCAGTAATAACTGCAAATACAGAACTATATAATAATACAACAGGAAGAAATATAGCAATAATAGATAATGAGATTATTTCATACAATACGATTGTTAAACTTCCTAATGGAGATTATAGTGTTCAGGGGATAATTCGTGGTATATATGATACTATACCAGCTATCCATACAAGTAATTCTGTAATGTATTTATTAGATAATATAACAAATATAGCTGGTGGTAAAAGATTAATTGTAGAGGGAGGAACCACTAGTGAATCATTATGCTTAACAAGCGAAACTGTAGATAAACAAGCTGATTTAGACGTAACAACAGCATATGGATTAACAACGACTAGAAGAGCAGAACAGCCTAGTGTAATGGCTAATTTAAAATTTGGGGCTGATTGCGGGGATAATACAGTTGTTAAATATGATAATACTGATAGATTGTCAAATGATTTGAAATTTGTATTTAATCAGCGCGATAAGTTTAAAACATATAATATTATATCACAAGATACAACTACATATCGCGGAATAGATATTGTTACAAATACTACTACAAGAAATGTAGTTAAAATAACCTACGGCAATATTACTAACGAATATATATTTGACGCGTATGAAATTACTAATTTTATACTTAATTGGAATAAGATTTGTGAAAAGTTTACTATAAAAGATAGTATGTTTGTGAATATAAAAATAGGAACGTATGACACCGATAAGAAATTATATTCTAATCAAATGTATTCAAAGGATATTACATTAGAAGTTCCAAGTATGGTAGGGGTAGTAAGCACCAAAGAAGAAGCTCAAACTTATGCAGATAGTATAGTAAATGATTCTTATATCACTATACCAGAATCCGAATATAATATATCAAGAACTATATTATATAATCTATGTCCAATGATTATGTTATCTAACGGCAGTAGCGGAATAATTATGGGGCAAGATGGAAATACTCACGACTTACAAACTACATATTATAGAATAGTAGGAAAGGATACAAATGGTAAAGCTATATTATATGAAATGGCATTAGATAAAGAATATGTATTTAAGATGTATTTCAATACAAAAGTGAATAATACAACTAAATATTATAAATATAATACAAGTGATACTTGGGAAGAAATTACAGTAGAGGAGTGATTAACACTTGGCAACAACATATACTAGTAAGTTAGATATATTAAAAATAAATCCAGATGACCAATTTGCTGATGACGCTTTTAATAAAACATTAGATGATTTAGATAATAAAGTAGTAGGTATTTCACACTTGACTGACACTGTTCATTGGGAGGAATGGAAAAAAGAAACTGACTATGTAGTTGGTAATGTGGTAAGATATGCAGGGATGACAAGTGGTCAGTACGCAAGATGTACAACAGCAGGTACAAGTAATTCTACAGCACCAACTAATAATATACTTGGGTCAGAAATAACAGATGGAACAGTAAAATGGGTAGTTTGTAATTTATCAAACATAGAAGTAAGTATAGCAAACAAAGTAAACATAACCGACTATACAGAAGCAGGTATTATTGTTTATCCAACAATTTCAGATAATGGTGATGGTACAATATCACTAAGCGGTGGACAATATAATTTCTATGCAGATGCTACAGGGGCTATGCCATTAAAGAAGTATAGTGGGGTTAGTCAGACATTAACCTTAGTAGATAACTCTAATAATTATGTTTGTGTTCAAGTATCTGGAACTACGGTAGAATATGTATTAGCGAATAGAACAAGCATAAATTACAGAAACGTATTACCTGTGTACACAGTATTTAGAAATGGTACTATGTTAGAACCTTTAGCTTGGTCTACTTATGCAAAAGGACTTGCATCACTTCTGTTGAAATGGAAGAATAGGACTAGTAGATTTTCAAGGGAATCTGGATTGGCACTAGGGGAAACGACCGGAAGAACTATTACTGTAACCTCTGGCGTTGTGTGGTTTTCCGTAGACGAATTAGCATTAGATGCAGTAAATTCATCCTCTGATTCTGTAATTCAGTGTGTAAATACTAATGGCGTATGGTCATATAGTAATGTAACACAGTATAACAATACACAGTACAATTCACCTACGGG